TGGTTCCATCAGATTCTGCAAATACCAAATAATTAGTACCTCTTCTAACTACCTTACCATATGCACCAGTATTCAAATCTTCTACAATATCACCAATGTTAAAAATTCTTTCATTGACATAATCATCACGGAGTTTTTCATCATCAGACATTTCTGCTACTTTACTGATGAATGATTCCTTTACACCCATTGTGGATCTTACGTCATCAAAAAGTTTCTTTCCATCACTAAATCCTTTTGGTAAACCCTTTGCAAAAGATTCAAAATCATTGGCAACTGCTGCAGCACGCATTTTTGATGCAGACATTCCATCCACACCTTCGGAATCTGGATCTCTTTCACCAGCCGAAACAATTTCTAGTTTATTAAATTTGTAATAACCATGTCTTGCTTCTACACCATTATATTTTGTGAGAAGTGATTTAAATTCATTGACACGGTCACCACCAACAACCATAATACAATTGGTGTATCCTTTTTTGTACAGACTTGTGGCAACATTAATTGCTGTCTTGTCTGTTGCGGAGGCCACAATATTAGAAGAATATTTTGAAAACATCTTCTTCATGTATGCCACTTTTCTTGAATGTGGTAATGGATCTTTTTTTGGAGACTGTGAATGAGAAGGATAAATGAAAAAATCTGCATTGTTTTTGCTTGCAACTGATGCAACTTTTTCAATTAATTTTTCATGCCCTGTGGTTGGTGGATTGAATCTGCCAAAAGTGAAAACTGCTGTTTTCTCACGGGCCTCCATGAACTCAAAAAACTTTTGCATTTATATTATTCCTTAGATGATGAACCTTTCATTTGTTTAATTCTTTCTACTTCTTGTTTTTTCAAAATAGGAAGCATCTTCATTGCCATCTTTTTAATTGCAGCACCTTTACCCTCTATCTTTTTATCTATCATCATTCTTTCTTGTGGTGTCTTTGCAAGATATTCAGACTTAGAAAGACCTGTCAATTTTTCAAGAACTTTCATCTTTGCTGCTTTCATTGCACGCTTCATCAAATCTTCTTTTGTTGACATTCTTGACATTTTCTTTTCACGTTTCTTTTGAAACCCAGAAGATTTTGCCAACTTCTTCATTCGCTGTCCTTGCTTTCTTCTTTGTGCAAGGCTCATTGTTTTCTTTTCTGATAGTTCTTCTATCAATTCTTTGTATGTTTTCATTTATCCCACGACTTTATAGCAGTAAAGTTATTAAAAGAAAATTCCATTCTATCCACCAATTTGACTGCTTCACCACTAATACGGTCAATTGCAACATAACCCTCTGGTGTTGTCACTTTAAATCCATTCGCAGTCTTAATAAATGTATCGGTCAATTGTTTAATACTATTTAGTTTCTTGAGTATTTCAAGTTTTGCAGCAATCAAATGATTTTGAAATTCAAGAATGTATTGTATATTAACAATGTGTTTTTTCAATTCACGAATCGTTTCGTCTTTTTTGTTTTGTAGGATTTGTTTATTTTTTTCTGTTTTTAATTTATCAATGTTTTTCTGAAACGCATCATCTACCCATTGCAAATATCCTTGAGCATGAAGTCTAGGATTTGATACTGGTTCTCCTGCTCTTACTTTTGAATTGTTGTATGTCTTTAGTGATGCACTCACCATGTTTCCTGTGAATGAATTTTGCATATCCAAGAAACTTCTGAACAGTGGTGCTTTAATCTTGTGAAATGTTTTTCCTGCATTTGATACATGACTTGTCAAGATTTTTGTTTCTTCTTGTGTCATTACAGCTGAACCAGAAACATCTTTATAAGTTGCATCATCCATCCAAACACTGGAGACTTTATTTAGTTTTGATATGTCTGCACCAAATTTGGCTGTCATATCTTGTAACTGGTCTCCGGTGTATGTTGTATGCCAGACAACACCAATCTTGGCATTCTTAATTTGTTTGCCAAGGTCACTATTCACTGGTACAGCATAAACAATAGTGTTTGGTTGAAAGGTGTGATACTTGATACCATCAATGGTTTCTGATTTAATGTCACTGGTAAACATCAGGTCACCTTGTAACACACCCTTGATACCAAGTTTTGAAAACTCTGCAAGAGAGGTCTTGAACTTTTCTACCAGTTGTCCTTTTAGGTCTGCATCAATTTCTTCATTGGACTTATATAACTTTGGTGTTGCATTGAAAACTGATTTCTTAGCAACAAAGAACTTGCCGTCGGCAGGATCTATTCCTGCAAAGATTGCAGGCGCACCATCCCACTTTACAGTCATATTCACAGAAGAACGAGAACCACCAGCAAGCATGTCTCTCAATGACCGGAGAAAGTTGATTGCAGCACGGCCACCATCAATACCAAAATTCATGATTTGGTCTTCTATGTGTTCTAGGTGTAGGTTTTTGTTTTCTTTGCCTTCAGCAAGAAATTGATTAAAATTTATCATAGTTGTTTGCCTCTAATTTCAATATAATTTTCCAAAAGGACCAAAAACATTTCCTTTTTTTTGTGCAAGAAATGCTAATGTAGTTAAAAGTAAATTTAATTGTTTGTCATTCAATTTCAATACTTCATTTATAAGTTTAATTTGCATTAACTTACTATGAGCAAAATCTGGTCTATTACTATCATAAATTTTTAAAAAATTTTCTTTAAATTCTTCACTATTTCTTAAATTAGTGTACTTTTTTATTCCCATAAAAATTTTATTCCAATTATCAAAAGATTTTAAAAAATCTTGAGATGATTTTGGAAAATTTTTATTATCATTATCAAATTTCAAATTAAAGCTTGAAAATACTTTTTTAACCATTTCCAAAGAAGCTTTACCAAGTCTTGCAGATGTTGCAGAAATATCAGTTCCTTCAATTTTCAAATTATTAAATCCTGTTGAATTTTGTCTAATTTGAAATTTAATATTTTGTTTTTTTGATTTTAAAGTAATAGTTGAATCAGACGTTTTAAATTCTTTTGGATTTTTTAAAGAGCAGTTACAATCTATTTTTTCCAATTCAAATGTATATTCATCATTATCAAATAAATCAAATTTATCCATATTCACCAATTCCCATCTAGCAATATTCCCAGACATTTTTTTAAGTGATATTCCAACAACTTGCCTTTGTACAAACATATCTCTTAAAATTGCATTAAATTGTTCTATTGAGGTTACATCATCAATTATTTTATCTTTTAAGATTTTAATTGCTTTATTATAATCTGCAACCAACCAAATATCAGCAGGATTCCAAGTATCTTTCTGACTAATTTGATATTTTTCTTTAACAAAATCAGTAATCCATTGCATAAATCCATCATCTCTAGAATAGTGATTATACTTGGTATTACCAACTTTTGTTTGCGTCAATTTTTGTTGTTCAAAAAAAGTATTTTCCCACTCTTCATCCATATCAGGATATATTTTTAATAATTCATCACGGTATTCTGAAATAAATTTTTTTTGGTCTTGTATACCATTTTTTTCAATTCCAACTTTAATAGAAAATAAAGAAGCACGTTCCTGCATGGCAGTTGTTATTGCATCAGAAGACCCTCCTGATTTACCAGTGAATTGTGATTTATCAATATCTGTCCATTTATATCCATTAAATATTGTTGCATATTTTCCACTGCCAGCCAGTAAAAGATTTTTAACATTAGTTTCATTTTTTTGTTTAACAAAGGAAATAAATTGTTGTATTTCCTTTGTTAAATTAATAACTTGAGAAGTGCCATTACCAAATTTAAGTTTTTGTTTTTTAGAAATAATATCAGAAACTTTATTTAAATATGGTTTTTGAAATGTTATATATACTCCTCCAGATAAATTTGCCATAAATACAAAAAACCTATTATAAATTTATTACAATATTTATAACATTCTAAACTTTAAAATCATTGAACCTCTCATACTTTGGCTGAATACCAATATCTAAATCTGGATTGCCTGAATCTTGAATATCTTGTTGTGCTGTTTGTTCACAATCATATAATCTCATTCTACTACGATCCACACCAATTGCAAATCTTTTATTTATACCAGGATCATTATATCTATTCTTTAGTTGCTTGACCATAATCTGATTCAATTTCTCAACTTCTTCTGTACTGATTAATGCAAACATCAAATCAGCAGTTGCCGGCAAACCAAATGATTCTGATGTATCAGTCAAATCAACATCTGAATTTGCAAAACCTCCTCTGGTAGTTTGTGTTGCACTCATAATTGGAACATCATTTTCTACAGCCAAACCTCTTAACTCTTCTGCAATCGCCTTGACATAAAAATAAGATCCAACATTTGCATTTGACTTGAATCTTGATGAAGAACAAATGTTCAGATAATCAATAAAAATAATATTTGGACGGAATGATTTCTTTAATGCCAATTCATTAATCAATGCACGAAAATGTCCAGAATGTGCAGCAGCAGTTGGATACTCTTTGATTATCAACTTGCCTTGGGTTTTCTTTTGAATCTTTTCCAATCTATCAGAAAACATTTTCTTAGAAATTGTTTCTAGTTCTGACATTGGAACATTCATTAGATTTGCATCTATCCTTTCAGCAATTCTTTCTTCTGCCATTTCAAGTGTGATGTACAATACATTTTTGCCCTGCATCAAACATGAGGCTGCATGATGGCACATAAACAATGATTTACCAACACCAGTGCCTGCAAGTGCAATATTTAATGTCTTGTTTGAAAGACCACCTTTTGTAATCTTATTGAAAAATTCAAGGTCAAACTCAACCTTTTCTTCTTTCTTACGATAAAAGTCAAAACGAGATTCGCCATCTTCAATATAGTCATGACCAACATGATTATCAAATCCTACAGAAAGTGCTTCGGAGAGAATGTCTGGAAGTGATTCAGGCGAAAACTTTTTGTCTTTGCCTTGAATGATACTGATACCTTTTAGAATTGCATTGTATACGGCTTTGTCTTTACAGAATTTCTCTGTGGTGTTGACTAACCATTCTTGGTCAACATCAACATTTTCAAGAGATTTTATTCCTTCAAGAACAATTTTATATTCTGTGTCGGAGAGGTCACGGCGATTGTCAAGATCAATTTCCAGTGATTGTTTGGTGGGAATTTTTTTATAACTATCTACAAATTTTTGAATTTCTTGAAAAATGACTTTATCTTTTCGTTCTAAAAAATAGTCATGTTTCAAAAACGGTATCACTTTTCTTGCATATTCTTCATTATGCATCAACTGAGCTAGTATTGTCTCCTCTATCGTCATAAACTAAAGTGCCTTCCTTAACATGGGTTTCAAGAATATTTACCAAAATATCACCAATCAAAGTTTTAAAGTCTTCTTTGAAAAAATTTTCAGGTAATCCATTAGAGTCTAACATCTCCCAATCAAAAGTCAAGTTTAAACTTCCATCAGGATTTTCTTCATCTGCAAAAGCAACTTCTCCATACCGATACACTACACCCTGATATTTACCAGCCTTTTCTGTAAGACCAATACCTTGCCAGGTTGCATCTTTATTTTGTACGGATGTGTAATAGGTTTCTATATTTTTCATCAATTTACTCCAACTAACTCCTGTTCTTTTAAAAGAATTAAATCAAAAATAACTTTGTCAATAATATCTGCTAATTTTTCTTTGTTCAATTCTTGTTTTGGTATATCATTATATTTTACTATATCCCAATCAAAAGTCAAGACTTGTTCAGCCTCATTAAATTTAACTTGTCCATATCTAAAACAAATTCCTGAAAATTCAGCAGATTCATCTAATAATTCAATATAAGGTAGATTAACATCCTCAATTATTTTGTATAAATTATTCATTTAATAACTCCGGTTCTTTTTCTTCTACAGGTTCAAACTTCTTACCATACTTAAATTCTTTCTTTGCACATTCATCTAGTTGCTGCATGATTTCTTCTGTAAAATATTTTTCAGGTTCATTGTTAATTGTTTTTCCAAATGTTTTTGTTCCATCTGGTAATTCAATTCTTGTTGAAACTGATTTGAATATTCCATGTTTTAATGCAAGTTCTAGCAATCCATAGTATCTATCCAATCCTCTTTCATACATCAAACGAACATCTACTTGTTTGTGTTCAATGGTCAA